GTGACCCAGCGGTTCGCCGTACCGGCCGGCGGCTGCGGGTCGTTCATGCTGCCCGTGGACATCGCTTCCACCACCGGCCTGGTGATCGCCACCGACACCGCGGGTGACGGCACCTACGCCACGACCTGGGCCGACACGGACTACCAGCTCTGGCCGTACGGCGCCAACGTCGAAGGCTCCCTGTACGGCGGCTGGTGGCAGATCGAGCCCACCGGCGTCCACCGCTTCGCCGTCCGCGGCGCGCGCGGCTACCACCCCGTCCAGATCACCGCCCGCTTCGGCTGGTCCTTCCTGCCCGACGCGATCGAACAAGCCACGATCCTCAAGGCCACCCAGCTGTTCAAGCGCAAGGACTCCCCGTACGGCGTCGCCCAGTTCGGGGACATCGCCGCGGTCTCGATCACCCGCAAGGACGCCGACGTGATCGAGCTGCTGTGGCCGTACCAGCGCGACGTTGCGATGGTCGGCTGATGGCCAGCCTGGCGCGCATCCGCGCCGCACTCGGCACGCACCTGGAGAAGATCACCAAGCTCAGCGTGAGCCCTGGCCTGACTGAGACGATGACGATCGGGGACGGCGGCGGCGCGGTGGTCGGCGGCCCCACGAACGAGGACTACTACGCGGCCATGGGGCGGGGCCTGACGACCTGGAACATCCCCATCTACCTCCTGGCCTCCACCAAGAACTATGACGCCGCTACGGCTCTCTTGGACGAGCTGGTGAACCCCTCCGGGGAACGCTCCGTCCCGCAGATGCTGTGGGACTACGGACGGGCCGCAGCCGGCGGCCTGGGCGTCCTGGACGCCAACAACCTCGTGGACCTGGACATCCGGTCCGCCCAGCTGACGGCGTACGGCGTGGAGTTCCCCAACGCCGGGCAACCGCACATCGCCGCCGTGATCACGTGCGAGGCGCACACCGACGCGAGGCTCCTGTGACTACGCTACGTACTGACCAGAACGGAGGTGGCCGCCCATGGCGGTAGAGGCACTGCTGGACGCGTTCGCCTACGTGGCCGGGCACGACTTCACCACGGACACCAACCAGGGCCAGCTCAACATGGAGGCCGCCGCACTGGACGCCACCACGTTTGGCTCCAACGGCTGGATGGAGAACGCCTACGGCCTGCGGTCCTTCGACTTCAGCTACTCCGGTTTCTGGCAGGCCGCGCTCAGCGACTCCGTGGACGACGAGTCTTTCGGGGACATCGCGATCCCGCGGGCCCACACCTGGGGGCTCAAGGAGGTCGAAGGCAGCCCGGCGTACATCTTCAACGCCGCCAAGACCAGCTACCAGCTTGGCGGTGAGGTCGGTCCGCTGGCGCCGTTCACCCTTGCCAGCAACGGCACCGACAAGTTCGGCGTGGTGCGCGGCCAGCTGGCCAAGGCCAAGGGCGCGGCCAACGCCACCGGAGCGCTGGGCTCTGTCGTGCAGCTCGGCGCGGTCGCGGCCAACCAGTACCTCTACGCCACCTTCCACGTCTTCAGCGCCGGTACAACGATCACTGTGCAGGTGCAGAGCGACGACAACGCCGGGATGACCACACCCACCACCGTGGCCACCCTCGGCCCACTGACAACCCGCGGGGGTACCTTCATGACCCGCGTGGCCGGTCCGATCACGGACTCGTACTACCGCTTCAACGTCAGCGCAGTCACCGGAACGTTCGTGGCCGCCGGGGCCATCGGAATCGGGAGCTAGGAGAACCCCATGGCAGTCATGGCACTGATCAACGAGTACGTCAGCCTCAACGCCGTAGCGATGTCCGACCACGTGCGGCAGGGTGTGCTGGCGATGGAAGCCACCGCGCTCGACGCCACCGCGATGGGTGACGGCTGGACCAAGAACGTCTATGGTCTCAAGTCCGGCTCGCTGCAGATCGAGTTCAACGATGACACCGCCGTGTCGCAGGTGGACGCGCTGCTGTGGCCGCTGTTCGGGACCAACGTGGCGTTCGAGGTCCGCTTGGACGCCGGCGCGGTCAGCACCACCAACCCGAAGTACACGGGCCTGGTCGGCATCGCGCAGCACCAGGTCGGCGGCTCCCTCAACGAGGTTGCCCGCAAGTCCCTCACGTTCCCGACATCTGGCGCAGTCACGAGAGCAACGGCCTGACCCGTGGCCGGCGGCGATTTCGAGATCACGGGGACCGAGCAGTTCGTTCGGATGGCCAAGCGGCTCAACGCCCAGGGCAAGCAGGGCCGCGGGCTGTGGCGCGAGCTGAACTCCCAGATCAAGAACGCCGCCGAGCCGATGACCGACGCCGTGCTTCAGCACATCAGCGACTACCTGCCCAGCGGGTACGCACCGGTGATGCGTAAGGGCCTTACTGTCCGCGTCTCCCGATCGACCAAGGGTGACGCGGCCGGGCTGAAGCTCGTGGGCACCGCCAAGGGCGTGAAGAAGCGGCGGCACGTGAAGGTCATCAACGACGGAACGCTCCGTCACCCGGTCTACGGGAATCCTGACGTGTGGGTGGACCAGCCGGTCAAGAAAGGCTTCTGGTCCAACCCACTCGACATGTCCCGGGCAGTACCCGCCAAACACATCCGGCGGGCCATTCAGAACACCATCCGCAAACTCGACTAGGACACGATGCGCGCATGCCTAGAATCCAGCTCACCGACAGAAGCCTCCTCACCATCGGCGACGAGGAGTTGATGTTCCGGCCGGACAAGACCCTCCTGAGCGAGGCGATCGCCGCCGAGAAAGTCACCGGCCTCACCTGGCCGCAGATCGTGTATGGCTTGATCAACGGCTCCCACATCGCGATCCAGGCCGTGGTGTGGATCATGCGGAAGCGGAGCAACCCCAAGCTCCGGATCACCGAAGTTGAGTTCAGCATGGACGAGTACCGCCGTCTGGACCCGGACTTCATGCCCGACCACTGGGTGCTCACCGACGACGAGGACGGTGTGGAGGTCGATGCTGAGGGCAACATCATCGTTCCTGAGGCCGAGGACGAGCCGGAGACCGCGGAGGACCCAAAAGACAGTACGTCACCGCAGGCCGACTGACCTGGGGAGAGGTATTTGAACAATGGTGGCTGCCGATGGCGGAGGTGCTGCACTACCGGCGTAAGCACATCCTGGAGCTCACCCTGGATCAGTTCATCGCCGCCGTCGAATATGTGAAGGGGAGGTTCCAAAATGCCGGGTAAAGACCGTCTGGAATATGACGTAATTGCCAACGACAAAGCCTCCACCGTCATGGACAAGATTGCCCGCGGCGGCAAAGAGGTGGGCCAGGCCCTGGACAAGGGGTCCGACAAGGGCGTGGCCGCGCTGGGCAAGCTGCAGCGCAGCGCCAAGGAGACCGACGGCGCCCTCCACAAGATGGGCAGCGCCGGCAAAGAAGGCATCAGCAAGCTGGCGGAGGGCCTGAAGGCGGGCCCTCTCGCTCTGCTGGGCATCGGCGCCGGGCTCGGGGCTGCGGTCGTAGAGGGCTTCCAGGGCGCCATGGAGAAGCAGGACGCCGTGGCGCTCCTGGGCGCTCAGACCGGCGCCTCCAACGCCGAGATGGGCAAGCTGGGCAAGATCGCCGGCGACCTGTACAAGAACGCCTTCGGTGAGTCCGTCAGTGAGGTAGGCGGCGTACTGAAGACGGTGTTCCAGTCCGGCCTGGCCGCGGTCAGCGACGGCGAGGACGCCATCAAGGGCGTCACCACCCAGGTGATGAACTACAGCAAGCTGACCGGCGAGGAGGCGCTGCCGGTCACGCGCGCCATCTCGCAGATGCTCAAGACCGGGCTGGCCCGCAACGCCACCGAGGCGTTCGACCTGCTGACCCGCGGTGTGCAGAAGGGCCTCGACAAGTCCGAGGATCTCCTGGACACCGTTAACGAGTACGGCACCCAGTTCCGCAAGCTGGGTCTCAACGGGCAGCAGTCCTTCGGGCTGATCTCCCAGGCGATCCAGGCCGGCGCCCGTGACTCCGACGTGGCGGCTGACGCCATCAAGGAATTCTCCATCCGCGCCATCGACGGCAGCGCGAGCACCGTGCAGGGCTTCAAGGAACTGGGCCTGTCCGCCAAGGCGATGCAGACCCAGATCGCCGGTGGCGGGGCAGGCGCGGCTAAGGGCCTGGACACCGTGCTCGATCGACTGCGCGCGGTCAAGAACCCCGCTCAGCAAGCGGCGATCGCCACGATGCTGTTCGGCACCCAGGCCGAAGACCTGGGCAAGGCCCTGTTCGCGATGGATCTCGACACCGCGGCGTCCTCGTTCGGCAAGGTGGGCGGGGCCGCCGAGCGCGCCGGCGACCAGATCAACGACACCGCCAGCAACAAGTTGACCACGATCAAGCGCAGCATTCAGACCAGTATCGTGGACGCCATCGGCAAGTACGCGCTGCCGAAGCTGGAGCAGTTCGCCGACTGGTTCAACGGGCCGGGCAAGATGACGCTGGTGTCCTGGGCGATCACCGGCGCCAGCTCCATGCTCGACTTCGCTGACACCACGCTGGGCGCCCTGCAGAAGGTCATCCCCACGCTTGCCAAGGTGGGCGCGGTGGCGATGGTCTCCGCTGCGGGCGTCGTTGCCCTGAGCAACCCCACCCAGGCCGCGGCCCTGCTCAAGCAGGCCAAGTCCATGGACGAGTGGGGGCAGTCCGCTCAGGACAACATCAGCAAGGCCCGCGAGGAGCTCAAGGGCTGGAGCAGCACCCTCGACAAGACCAACACCACGGTCAAGCTGCAGGCCAACATCGAAGACCTGGACCAGAAGCTGGCCAAGGCCCAGGCAGAGCTGCGCGACCCCGGCCTCACCAAGGAACGTAAGGCCACTCTCAACGCGGACATCTCCAAACTGACCCGGCAGCGTGACGCCGCCCTGCGCCAGCTCGGTGACCCCAACCTGATCAAGACCCGCACCGCCCAGCTGACCGCGAACAAGACCGACTTGGACGCCAAGCTCGCGGCGGCCCGCCGTGCCCTGGCGGACCCCAAGCTGACGGCCACCAAGCGGGCCCAGCTGGAGGCCACGATCGCCCAGCTGTTGCGGCAGAAGGCGACCGCGCAGAACGCCATCAACAGCCTGACCGGCAAGACCGTGGTCATTTCCGCGGAGGTGCGGCTGAACGCGGCCAACATCCGCCGGAAGGTCGAACAGCAGCTTGACCGGCTGGGCCTGGAAGGCCGCGAGGGCGGCGGCCCGGTGAAGAAGGGCCACACCTACGTGGTGGGCGAGAAGCGCCCCGAGCTGTTCACCCCCGACCAGGACGGCACCATCACCCCTTCCGTGCCCGCGGGCTTCGCACGCTCCGGTTCCGCGGCACCCGCGTACGCCGGCGGGGGTGGCGGCGGGATGGTCACGCTCAACTTCGACGACACCGACGTGGGGCGCTTCATGCTGATGATGATGCGCAAGGCCGTGGCCAACTCTGGTTCCGGCGGCAACGTCCAGCTGGCGATTGGAGGCAAGGCGCTGTGACCTTCCCGACCGAGCCCCGGCCGATGCTGTATGAGCTGCAGGCCAGCGCCAACGACTGGACCAATGTCACCAGTGACGCGTTCAGCCTGAAGGCCCCCACGACCTTCACCGACGGCGTACCGAACGAGTACGGGCTGTCCCAGCCGTCCACCTGCAGCTTCTGGTTGAACAACAAGCAGGGCCGCTACGCACCCCGGAACCCGCTGTCCCCGCTGTACAAGCAGATTGGGCGCAACACCCCCGTGCGGGTGTCCATCGGTGAGGGCGCCTACGGCATGGTCATGTCCGGCATCGCGGACTCAGCCGGCCGTGCCCAGACACCCGACTCCGCAGCGCTCTCGATCACCGGCGACATGGACCTGCGCTTCGACCTGGAGCTGCTGCTGGACCAGCCCTGGGGGCCGAACTACTCCTGGGCGAGCAACTTCGACATCGCCAGCAAGTTCGATGACGCCGACACCGCCCGGTCGTGGACGCTGATTCTGATTGCAGGCAAGCTGCGCCTGAACTGGTTCACCGCCGGCACTGTCGCGTCCGCCAAGATCGCTACCTCTTCCATCAGCCTGACCGGGGCAGGCTTTGGCCGCCGTTACCTACGCGTCGTACTGGACGTGGACAACGGGGCCGGGGGCAACGATGTGCTGTTCTACACCGGTACGTCGATGTCTGGGCCTTGGACTCAGCTGGGTACGACGGTCACCCAGGCGGGTACCACGTCCGTGTTCGACGGCACCGCGCCGGTCCGCATCGGGGCCAACCCGGCTGCCAGCGCCTACACCTACACCGAGCCCGCCATGGCC